CAAAGCGGGCGAAAAGGCTGCAGAAGTAGTAGAATCGGCTGAATCTGAACCAGTGGCGGGCGCCGATGAAGACGAAAATTCAGCTGATTAATGCGGCGTTTTCTGAGCTGAGAATTTCTGGGATAACGTCTGGGCCGTCTAACGACGATATTGAGCTAGCACTTGAGGCGCTCGAGGATATGATGCGCCCCCTGTGTGATAAGTACCCGACGCTTGGTTATAACTTTGAGGAAGTGCCAGATCCTAATTCATCGTCTGGCATTCCAGCATGGGCGAATAACGCAATTCAATTAAAGCTGGGTGACACCATTGGCGCGCGCTATGGAAAAGGCGTTGATTTAAAGCGCCTTGGTGGGGCCATGTCTCACCTATCTGCCAAGCTCGCGCAAACTCCAGCCTATCAAAACTCTTCGCGCATGCCTGCTGGCCGTGGCAATTCTCAGTGGCAGACCTTTTCAGACTTTATGCCGCCGTATCAGGTTGCAGATCCAAGTTCTGAGGTAATTGGCCTCAATGATTCGCGCTTTGTATCTGTTGACCTTGGCGATGAGTTTGCCACTGGCGAAGTTCTGGCGTCCGCTGTTGTCACTTGCGATCCACAATTAGCTATTTCAGGCACGGCCACATCTGGCAATACCGTTACTTTCACAGTTGAAGCCCAGGGCACAGCCGGGGTTAACTTCCGCATCATGATAGCCATCACCGGAACCATTTCTACAGTGGCTAACCGTGTGATTTATATAACTGTTGCTGATGCGTTGACGGTGAACTAATGGGCCAGATCCAGGTTCCAATCATTCGCGGTGATCGGGTGCTTGATAGCGGCGACTATGGCGATTCAATCCCTATCAATATGACCGCAGTTGCAAAGGAGATTAAGGGCGCTGCTGGTTATTTGATTTCGCACGACGGATTGACACTGGCTTATACCGGGCAAGGCGCTGATCGCGGATCGATTTACAACGAGCGCTGGAAAAGATCGTTTAGGGTATCCGGTGAAAAACTGATTGAGATAACCGGCGCCGGAGTGGTTGTCATTGGCGACATTTTAGGATCGGCGCGCTGCCGGTTTGCATACTCGTTTCAGTCAATCATGATCGTGTCTAGCGGCAATGTATATCGGTATGACGGCACCACACTAACGCTAATGACAGACCCTGATTTTGGCCGTCCAATTGACGTTTGGTGGGCCGATCAGTATTACCTGTTCACCGATGGTGAATACCTGTATCACACCGACGTGAACGACGAGACAAGCATAAACCCGCTCAAATTCGCCACGTCTGAGATTAGTCCCGACCCTACTTTGGCCGGTGGTAGGACTCAGGATAACTTAGTAATTGCATTAAACCGCTACACCTCAGAATACTTTATCAACCAGGCCAATGATAATTTTGCCTATTCTCGGATTAACCAGAAAGCTGTAAATGTAGGCATCGTTTCGACCGGAGGATGGGTTGAGATTAAAGGCCGCGTGTACCTGCTTGGAGGCGCAAAGAATGAGGCCGTGAGCGTCCATGTATTGGGCGCTGGGCAGGCTGAAAGCATTTCTACACGTTACATCGACGGTATACTTGAGAGCTATTCAGAGACGGAATTGAGCACTGCTTGGCTAGAGTCCCGAGTATCAAAACAAGACAAATTCCTTTACCTGCATTTGCCTAATCACGTTTTCTGTTTATCTATTTCCATTGCCGAAAAGCTAGGAAAGGAAGTGGCGTGGAGCGAATTGCGCAGCCCAGGAGATACCCCGTGGAGAGGTTGTAACGGGGTTTACGACGTGAACAAAAATGCCTGGTACTACGGCGACAAACTTAATTCAAATATTGGCGTCTTGTCCGAAACGACTGCTGGGCACTATGGCGTTGCAGTTACATCGCAGTGGGAAACACCGCTCATACCGATGGAAGGCTTGAGCATCACACAGCTAGAGATAAACAATATTTCGGGCTACGGCGCCGCAGATACTGCTATTTTTGTCAGTTGCACTCAGGACGGCATAACGCACGATACAGAATGGAGCCGCTACATTTCTATGGCTCTTGATTACTCAATGCGCTATGTGGTGCGCCGCCTTGGATATGTGCGCAAACAAATAGCTTTTAAATTCCGCACACTGAACACTGAAAAAATAAACGTTTCTGGCTTGGTGGTTGAACACGATGGCCCAGGTTAGCACTCGGTATTACATTAGCGAGACAGATATTGCTCAGTTGATTGGGCTGGGTAATTTCCCGCCGCAATTTTCAAACTTGTTTACCCGCGACTATGCAGCTTTAAAACGGGATGTTGGCAGTACAGAAGATCGCCTTACCTCTGCAGAGACTCGCCTAGACGGCATTGACGACGAAATATCAATAATTATTGTCAGGCTTGATGACCACGACTCGTATTTGGCAAGCCTTGACACGCGCCTTGATGCTGCTGAGGCCACGCTGCTTGATCACGAATTGCGCCTTGATACTGCCGAAAACAATATCACAACGCTGCAGGACGACCTCTCTGATCACATAGCAGACCGCACGACGCACGGGGCAACCGGCAATATAGTTGGCACCGGTGATTATTGCACGGCTGTAATTGGCGGCACTGTTTTATTGGCAAGTGCAGTTGCTAACGCGGTTCCTGTTTCCGTTTCTATTTCGAGCACCCCAAACGCAGCAGGGGTGGCATATTTGCAGGCAGACGCTGCGACATGGGTAACGATGCTAAATGAGATTAAGACCGATTTTAATACCTTTGTCACCGAGACGAACGCGGCTATTACACAGTTGAATGCATTGCTAGCGGCAGAGCGCGCAGCTAAACAGTTGTCCCCATGAATTTTAAAAAGATTGGAATCCGTTTCGACGTTTCAGAACTGCATAAAGCGCTGCTTAAAAGCGATGCTTGGGATTTATACCCGCAGCGCAGAATGGGTGCAAGCCCGCATGCGCAGATGGTGGATATTTGGGCGCGCTTTGCTGATATTTCCGACGGGGATCTGTCAAAAATTGGCGCCCCACATGAGTCTGCTTGGTACCCATGCGCCGATTCATTGGGCGACCTGAAAAGAATCTGCCATGCTGTTTTTGAGTATGTGGGCGGCGAGTATTTGGGCGGTGTATTAATTACCAAGTTGCCTCCTGATGGAGAAATATTCCCGCATGTAGATACCGGATGGCACGCTGCAGAGTATGAGAAGTTTCACCTCACAGTTGCCGCACCTAATGGTTCCGCTTTTTGGTTTGAAGATGGGAAAATAGAAAGCGTACCTGGCGACGTGTATTGGTTCAGAAATGATGTTGTGCACTGGGTTAAAAACGACAGTAAAGACGAACGCATTTCGGTTATAATTTGCGTTAAAACTAGCCAATTCGAGGAGCTAAAATGCAGTTAGAAGAAGTCAAATTGCCAGAAGTTGAGTGGTATATAGACGAGCGCATTTTTGTGAAGCAAATGCTAATGGATAAGGCCGGTATCTACGTTCCGAAGCACAAGCACGACTATGATCACTGCTCTATGTTGGCGACAGGATCTGTTCGAGTTTGGCATGACGACAAGCTTGTAGGCGACTTTAAAGCACCGAAGCCTTTAACAGTAAAAGCCGGTATTTTTCATACTTATATGAGTCTTGAGCCTAATACTCTGGTTTACTGCATTCACGCGACAAAAGGCGATGAGGTAGAAATCTCGGAGTTTCAAAACGAAATTAATCCGGCTATTTTAGCCGAAGGGGTTTAGTTATGCCTGGGGGTATAGCGGCCGCTGCCGTAGTTGGTGCAGGGGCTTCGATGTATGGGGCCAACAAAGCAAAGCAGGGGGCAAGCCAGGCCAATCAATTGAGTCGAGAGCAATATCAGCAGGGTATTGAGACAACTGCGCCATTCCGCCAGGTTGGAATTGAGGCTATACCTCAACTGCAGGCAATGGCAAAACAACCACAGGGGCAGTTTGCATATAGAGATCCTGGCGCATTTCTAAGCCAGTATTTCCAGGGGCCGGAATTTGCAGCTCTTAATAAGCAGGCGCAGGACACTATTTTGCGAAACCAAGCGGCCACCGGGGGGTTTAGAAGCGGTGGCACTCAAGCCGGATTAGCGCAGATTGCTCCAACACTTGGTATCCAAGCGCTGCAACGTCAGAACGCGCAGGACTTAACCGCTTACGGAACTAATCAAGCGGCCTTCAGCGACCAATATAATCGTCTTTTTGGCCTTACTAATTTGGGCGCTAATATTTCAACCGGTAATGCAAACGCTGGGGCTAATTACGCATCACAAGCTGGCCAGAACGCGATCGCTGCAGGTAACGCAGCGGCTCAAGGAGCTTATGGCGTTGGGCAGGCGATCCAGGGCGGGCTAGGCGATTACATGGGTTTACAGCTATACAAGCAAAACCAAGCAAACGCTCAAAGGCCAGGTCTTGATTACAACCAGAGGTTAGTCTAATGGCTGGGATATTAGGTCAATCAATCAATGTCGCCCAAGGCCTTCAGGGTTTGGCTTTAGGCCGCATGCAAGAACAGCAAATGCAGCAAGAGCAGGAGAAAAGCCGCCTTGCCGGTGAGGCATTGAAGCGCTATCAGGATACGTCAGCCAGCGGCGCTCCAGACATGGGAGCGCTAAATGTTGCGATCCTGAACTCGCCCGATATGGCTATGAAGTTTCAGCAAGCGACAGGGCTTCAAGACAGAATCCAAAAGCAGGATGCCGCGCAATTTGCCATTAACGCCGCCAAGGTAATTGATAGCCCTGACGAATTCCGCCGCCTAGCACAAGAGCGTATAGCCCGCATTCAAGCGCGTGGTGGTAATCCAGAGCAAACGGTCGGCATGTTGCAAGCCTACGAGCATGGCAATAAAGATCAGGTTAAAAACGGCTTGACCGGTGTTGCTGCGTCACTCGTTGCAACCGGCGACCTAAAGCCCGATGCATATGAATTGGCATTTGGAAAGCCTATTGAGTCATTGACCGAATGGCAAAAACAGCAAATTGCGCTTGAGAAGCAAAAAATTGCTCTTGATGAGCGAAGGCTGGGCGCTATGACCGGGCCAGGCTCTTCAGGTGCCGGAACATCTACGCAAAAAGACTGGCAAACGTATCAAAACCTTTTAAAAACAGATCCTGAGCAAGCTAAAGCATTTGGCCGAGCAGCCGGATTTGCATCTAAAGAGGGCCAGCAACTGAGCGGATTTAGCGAGAAGCAAATTGCCACTGCATCAGACGAATATAACAATGCATCGTCTGCGGCGGGACGTTATGCAACTTTAGCAGAACAAATACGCGCTAAAAGCATAGGTGGCGGCCTGCCGTCTTCGTGGGCTGAAACGCTCAAAGATTTAAGCGGTAATCAGGACGAAATAACGCAGCTAAAGCGATCAGTTATGGAGGTTGTAAACAGCGAGGCGATTAAAGCGCTGCCACCAGGCCCGGCCACTGACCGCGACATATCACTAGTGCGTGAACCGTTCCCAACCGCCAGGGCAAATGGCGAATACATTGCAAACTGGCTTGGTGCAGTTGCTCGCCTGAATGAAAAACGCGCCCAGTACGCAGAGCACAAGGCTCAGTTTATTGCTCAAAACGGCGGGCAGCGTAATGCACAAGGCGAAACGGTTTTAAGTAGCTGGAAGCGCGTCCAGGCCGAGCAATCGCCAGCCGATTCTAACCAGCTATTCAAAGACGCCGACGCTATCATTGGGGGCCAATAATGGCAACAGCCGAAGATTATGCAAAATGGATAGTTGCCAATCAAAGCAAGAAGGGAACGCCTGAGTTTGACACCGTGGCAAAGGCATACCAGGCGGCCAAAGGTGTATCTTTGCAGACTGCGCAACCGGCTACACAGCCGCAGCCAAAAGAACCAAGCATGTTACAGCAGGCAGGTAATGCGGCCACCGAGTTTATGGCGGCAGTTAACCGAGGTGCGCTTGATATTGCAGGCCTTCCATCTGAGGTAATCCGTATTCCAGTTAATGCCGGACTGCAGATGGCGGGAATAGATTACCAAATCCCACGAGCGTCACAGGCCATTCAAGAGGCAACCGGCATCGGCCAGGGCGGATACATGGAGCCAGGAGTGGCCCGTGATATTGTGCAAGCTACTGGCGAGGCCATCCCGGCATCTGTTGCTGTTGGCGCCGGATTGACTGGCGCGGCTGCTAGGCTACCAGCCATGACGCAAGCGTCGGAAGGCGTTATTCCTGGCGCAATACGTGCGGCGGGTCAAGCTACCACAGGGCAGAATATTGCTTATGGCGCCCTTGGGGGTGCGGGCAGTGTTGCAGGTCGAGAAGCCGGACAAGCAATGGGCGGTGATGTAGGTGGGGCCATTGGTGAGATTGTCGGCGGTGTTGCGGCGCCCATGATTCCTAGCTTGGCGTCTGCCGCTGGACGTAGTGCTGTTGGTTCGGTTTTTGGCGCACGCGATCAAGACCGAGCGCGTCAGATAGCAGAGGACTTTGCCACATTTGATGCGACCCCTACGGCGGCGCTTGTGTCTGGCCGCCCAGGCTTACAGGCTACTGAAACCGTTATGGGCAGCGCTATGGGCGGAAGCCCTATTGCTACTGCTCGCGAAAATATCGCCAGCGCCATGCAGGCAAAGTTAAAGCGCATTGCAGGATCAATTAGCGACGTTCGTGGCGCCGAGGATGCAGGTTTGGTTGTGCAAAAGGGGATCACTGGGCGCGGCGGATTTATCGATCGCTGGAAGGATAACCAGGCCGCGTTATGGGGTAAGGCAGATCAGCTAATAAACCCGCAAGGCCCAGTAGATTTAACAAATACCCAGCGAGCGCTAGATAGCTTAGTGCAGGGCGGAAGATTTGGCGCAATTCTGGATAACCCAAAGCTCGCTCAAATTAAATCGGCCTTAGACGCTGGTGAGCAACTGGATTATAACGAAGTTCGCAAGCTCAGGTCGCAGCTTGGCTCCATGCTATCAAATACCGGATTGGTTGCAGATATCCCGAGAGGAGAGGTTAAGCGCGTATACGGATCCCTCAGTGACGATATCAGGGCGCTAGCCTCTAATAGTGGCCAAGAGGCGGCAGACGCATTTAATCGAGCAAATAGATATACAAAATTGGGGCACGAGCGCATAGATGACTATCTTGAAGGGATATCCAAAAAGGTAAATCCTGACGAAGTTTTTACCGCCATTGCTCGCGGCGGAGAAGGGATAAAGCGATTAACTTCTATCAAGAAAAGCCTAAAACCGGATGAATGGGACGCTGTGGCATCAAACGTGGTTGCAAGGCTTGGCAGGGCATCGCCAGGTCAACAAATTGCCGAAGGTGAGCAGGCCGCAGGTGACGTGTTCTCAATTGCCAAATTTGCCACCGATTGGGAAAAGTTAGGCCCGGCGCGTAAGGTGTTATTTTCTGGGGGTGAAAACACCAACAAATACGCCAGCGATTTAAATGCAATTGCCAGAGCTGCGGGGGCCTACAAGCAGGCCGCTGCTCAAGGAGCTAACTACTCAGGCACGGCACAGGCTGGAGCAAGGCTTGGTGCAGCTTCCGGTTTAGCTACGGCAATATTTACCGGGCAACCTGCTGTTGCCGCTGCGGTGCTAGGGTCAATCGGTTCAAACTACGCCGCGTCGTCACTTATGACCAATCCGCGCTTTGTGTCCGTTATTGCAAATGGCATCCGCAAAGGTGTGTCGCCTAATTCAATCGCCGCACAACTGAGCGCTTTAGCCAAAGATTCAACCGCAGAAGACGCCGCGATTATTTATAATTACTTGCAAGATTTAGAGACCCAACAAGGGGCCGCGCAATGAGATACACAGCAGAACAACCTATTCAGTACACGCCAGACCCGTCTAAATTTGGCGCTTTAGCCGGTGGCAAAGTATGGTTTGGCGTTCCAAACGGAAACCCCGCCTCTGTCCCAGGAGATAGGATCCAGGTTTATTTAGCGCGCCAAGGCCTTTCTGATTTAGCTATTGCTCAGCCTATTGATATTGGCCCTGGTGGCGTTTGGTATTACAGCGGATCTCCCGCGCAGATTAAAGTTCTTGTTCCTTACTGTGTGCAGATCTTAAATAGCCTTGGGGTGCAGAAATTCTATGCCCCTGCTGCCGGTGATGAGATTGCTAAATTCAATGAAATTGACAGCATACTGAATAAGGCAATCACAACAGTTGCAACATATGCAGATATATCTGCGGCTTTGAACGACTTAGAAATAGGGCAACAATTTTCTCTCGTTGGCCATACATTTGCCGGATTTGGTGGTGGCATATTTGATGTTGTTAGTTCATCGGGGTTGACAGCTAATAATGGAACAATTGTTATAAATGGGGCAAAAGCTGCTAGGAGATCCGAAAAGAAACTGACCATATTTGATTTTGGCGCCCCTATAGATGGCGTTTCTTCATGTGTTTCTGCTTTTTTATCGGCATACGCAGTTGTTGACACATTGGAATTTCTTCCTGGCTACACGTACTGCTTTGGAGACGAGATCAAGATTGATAAAAACTTTACTTTAATATTCCCAGACAGCAACGAGTACCTTAACAATGGTGCGATATTAAAGGCCACATTTAATGACGCAGGGAAGAGCATATTTAAAGTTGGCTCACTTAACAAAGTAATGCAGTTTAACTCTCATGGAATACCTAAAGTTGTGCAAGATGCGCCTCTTGCGTCGCTTTCTGGGTTTAACATTCAGTCAGCCACTACATACATGGATGGACTATTAGGAAGCCCAAATATAAACGCTTTGTATGTATTCGATTCATACATAGGAAGGATTAGAAAAGTCAGCGGCCCAGGCAAGTCATACCTGATAAAAATTGACGGAAACACAAGTTTGGCATTTGACGACCTTAATCTGAGCGGAACATCAGGCGGCCTTGCAACTATGCAAATAGTCGCGACTGACGGCGTTATAGATATAAAAAATGTTTATCTTGAAGCGCAGTCTAACAGAAACGTACACATATTTAATAATCAGCAGTCGGTTATTAACATACAGAATATATACGCAGAAAACTCAGCAAATTATGATATTTTGTGCGATCAAGCTAATAATGTGACGGTAGATTGTTACCGAACAAACACAAACACAAAATCGGTAGTAGTTAGGCAGTCTAAGTGCATAAATATTAAAAATGTTATAGCAAGCTCACGGCTTGAGAAATATGAAATAATTGACGTTGACTATGTCAGCAACGCCATATACGTTGGCGGTGTAATGTTTTCAAATGCTATCGACTATGGCGGAGGGGACACACGAGAGTACGTATTGATGCGCGGAGGAATAAGCGGCGCCAAGGCGCTTTCCGCAGTAATAAATCCAGAGCTAGACCTTTCGGCGTCTGGAACTGTATCAACGGTTGGAGGATCTGGAATATCGGTATCCGTCCCAACGGACGTGCGTTATGTTTTCAATAATAGCTCAATCACGGTCAACAATTCTAACCCTTTAAAAATACCAATTGTAGATTGGAGGCAGGGAGAGCCAATTGTTGTCCAATGCATTTACAAAACCGCCGATATTGGCGCGACCGACTTTAGTATAGGGGTTTGGAGAAACACAACAAACATTTTGCTATTACAGGAGTTCCATGCTGCCAGTGCAGAATTCCAGCTATTGACGTTTGTGGCTTTTATACCAAAGACAACAATAGATCAATATTCGTCACTGGAATTTAGATGTGCATCCGGTAAAACAGCCACAGTGCATTACCTGTCAATGTCGTACTATGACGGTGGCAAAATACCCGTTGGTGCCCTTGATAATTCTGTTGTTTTTTCGTCGGATGACATTGACCTAAACACTCTTGGAAGTAGCTCTGTTTTGATCCCACACTTAGGTAGCAAAAACTACAGGCTCAAGCAGTATGAAATGGTCTGTACGCAGGCAACTGGCGCAGGTTCTCCAGGTGTTGTCTCTATCGGAGACTTAAATACAGTTGGTGCCATACCTGGCGCATATGCAACATTTGCGACAGATGCCAATAAAAATCTAGGATATAACTTTACAGGATTATTACCCGGTGGCCCATATCCGTTCAGGGATCACCTATTAGCAACCGCTAACGGATGGGGCGCCACTGTAAGCACAGCGGCAACCCACGGAGGTAAAGCAAAGATATATATAAGGGCAAAAGAAATAAGCGCAAAAGCTCTTTAATATCAAACAACCTCCCCGTAAAAGCTCCACTCGACAAAGTGGAGCGAGTTTTCTTTTTTACGATAGTTTGGAAGAAACTCGTTCAAAATGTAAAAAAATATCTCACAGAAAGGCCGTTTCTGGTTTATTACCGGTAGCGGCCAGTCATAATCCGTTCCATCCTGCGTGGTGTAGTGGACTTTAACGTACACGCGCCACTGCACAGGCGCCTCGATCATAGTTGAGAACGCGCACGGCTTTTTAGCGGTATTATTCAGGTGCTCCTGCAGCCTTTCTAGCCCATTGGTATAAAACGACAGCTTTTCCTTTATTTCGCCGTTTTCTTCCACATCCTGAACCCACTTTAGGTTATGTGAAACAGTGACGCCCTTTAGCAGATTGTTGATCTTTGAGGCTGCACAGCGCATATAAAAAGACCTGACGCGCTGGCGGCCTCGCTCCGGGTTGTATTTGCGTTTAGTGGCGGCCATTATTTAGCTCCCACCTTTTTGTGCGGTCGCCCGGCTGACGTTATGTTGTTCTTATCGCGCAATCCCTCGAATCGAATAGCGGCCTCAGCCTTGCTAAGCGACGTCTTCATATTGCCAAGCTGTTGGCCCTTATAGAAGGCCTTGTACTTGCCTGAGTGCATATCCTGCCTAATGTCCAGATCATCCCCAAAAGCGGCGCGCAGGTTCTTTACAGCGCGATCAACAGCGGCGCTCTCCGGGTTGGTAAGTTTGCTTACCTGGTGCACTCCAGTGCTTGCGGTCGAGTCCACCACATTTATGCTTCCGCCGCGCCGCAGGTACTCATCAACTTGCGATTGAATATCGCGGTGATCCTTCTCGCGCACCTTTGGATCGGCCAGCGCGTTCAATGTTTCTTTTGAGCTTCGGACTATTACTAAGTGCGTAAAATCGTTTATAGATAAATTGCTCATACTGTTCCCCTGGTTTAATCGTCAACTAAATTAAGTTCTCTTATAACAGAATCCATTCCAGGTCTTGCTCGATAAGTGCAAAACTCGCCGTCATGCTTACCGCGCACTTTTCTATAAGCCTGCCCTGGCTTTATCTTATATTTGTCGGCAATAGCCGCCTCAACAATAAGTTTTTGATCAGAAGTCTCGCAATCATCTAAGGTATAACCTGATCGAAGCCACCAATAGCAAGCATCGCAATCATAATGTTTTCGAGCGTAAACAATTTTGTCGCTAAGTTGTGTCTCCATATCATTTCTCCCGTTTGTTTTTGCGTATTGTCTTGCCTAGTTGTTTTGCGTGGTATTCTGCCTCTCCAAGCCAGAAATTACAGTCATGCTCAAGCTCTGATATTCTCCGAGCCTGGTTCTCAGTCAGCGCGTTATATCGTACCCGCTGCCATACGACGATAACCAGCAGCACGAAAATATTGAATATTGCAAACTCCATAAGTTATCCCCTCCCATACTTTTGAAAAGTCTGCGTTTTTCCTGTTGGCGTGCCTGTTTTTGGGTCGCACTTTCCTATTATGTACATTTTCTCAAAATCTCCAGTTCGATCAATTGCAATTAAATTCCCTGCTTTTGAGCATGCCTGCTCTCGTTTTGGACTGTCATTTGCGGTTTCCATAAAAAACCCAAAAATAGACACTACAATAATTATCCAAACCATAGCGCCAGAATCGTGATCGCGATATAAAAACCTGCGTATTGCTGAAAACATAAATCCCCCAGTGCGTGTGCGTTAAAAAA